AACCGCCTTTGGCGTTGCCGCAAGCGTTTCAGAATCGCTGTTGGTGGCGCTACTGAGCTGGACAAGACCTTTTCGCGCTGTGGTCGCGTCCTGTGCAGTATATTTCCCGTTAGCAAGGTCATACGCGACCTTTACCGCTTTCGGCGTTGCGGCCAGTGTTTCAGACGTGCTGTTGGTTGCGCTGCTTAACTGAGTAAAGCCTTTTGCGGTCAGTGATGCATCCGGGTGTCGTCGTGACTGTTCGTGTTCTGAGATTTTGTCATCCACATATTTACGGGTCGCCAGTACCACCGACGGGTCGATTTTCAGCGTGATGGCTTCGGTATTCGAGACAACTAGAATCATGCGGATAGTCTGGGTACGACCACTGCCTTCCTGCAACTGCGGTTTGTACGTTTCCGGGCAGTTCGCCACCGCAATGAGTACGCCTTCATCATCATAAAGCCCAATCTCACGGATCCAGAATCCTCCCTCGTTTTCAGGGATAATTTGCTCCGCAATAATCTGGCTCTGATTGTTAGGGTCAACACTCAGAAGATTCAGCGGTGCAATGCGTTTCTGGTTAATCAGTTTTGTCTGTGCCGGGTCTGGTGTCGGTAATACACCATTCGCATCACCAACGGCCATTTGCGTCAGATTCAGCTTACTGCCGAGCATCGTCGCGTTAGCCAGTCGTGCTGCGCCCTGATTAGTCAGAATGGCGTAGTATTTCACTGTCATGCGTTTACTCTCAGGTTATCAATTAAATGAATGACCGAGGCCGGGAAATAATCCCCTCCGACAATAATGGCCTCCGGGGTGTAGGGATAAACCGTCAGGGCGTCACCGTGATAGCATCCCGTTCCGGCAAAAATGTTGCCGGTTGTACTTAAACTGATAGCCAGTCCCGTCAGATGGCGGCTCGCCGGTTTTGCATCAGCAACGAGACGTTCCAGCTCCAGATACATTTCTTCGGTAATACCCTGCTCAAGCACGCCAACAACGATACGGAACGTCCCCGGCTCTTCGTTGAGCTGCCACCACTCCCTCACTTCAATCAGATAACCGAGCGGCTCCACAACACGCCGGATTGCGCCGACAGTACCCTTATGACAGTGGATGAAATAGGCATCGCGGATAACGGCGCGTTTTGTCGCTTCCGGCCACTTTTCATCCCACCTGTCGACCGAAAAGGCCCACGCCAGCCACGGCAGCAGATTTGCCGGGCAGGTGTCCGGGTTCCACAGCTCACGAATACTGACCGGCGTTTTTTCAATTTCCGCACAGGCTTTCGCGGCAGCAATTTCAAGCGGTGATGAGCCGGTCGGCAGCAGTCGCGAATCACTCATCCGAGCCTCCGGTCACGACGCTGTATTCGGTACAGAAAGACGCCTGCGTATTGTTGAGCACGATGTCGGCCAGCGGTGCAGCCAGTTCGACACGCTGCACGCCTTCCACATGCAAAGCGGCATAAATGGCAGACAGACGGATGTCGCGCCCCAGCCGGTGCTGTGCCGTGATGTATGCTTCCAGTTTTTTCACGGCGGCCGCGCGGATGGGTTCACTTTCGGGACCAGGGTAAAGGTAAAGCGTGGCGTTTATCTGGTATTCAACAATGGCGGCAGACTGCACGGTCACGCGGTCGGCCACCGGTCTGACGTCCTCGCCATTAAGGGCGTTACGCACCACCGCCAGCAGGTCTTCGGATGCGACACCGTTATTTTCACGTGACAGCACAGAGATGGTGACGCAGGCCGGAGACGGACTGGTGACAGAGATATCCGCGACACGCCCGTCGGCACTGCGACCATGATACTGATAGGCACCCACCGACCCGGCGACGCTTAAACCTTCAAACGCCTGCTGAATACGCAGACGATAATCGGTGTCAGACTCCATCACTGCCGGTGTCGGCGGGATGGTCGAATCATCTGCCGGGGTGATAGTCAGACGCGTGGTGTTGTAATTGGCACCAATCACATCAAGGTCATTACCCGCGGCACAGGCCAGCATCACCGCCCGTGCGGCCTCATTCACACGCTGACGCCAGATAAGCTCACGATAAGCGTTTTCCTCCAGCAGTTTGACGAGAGGCTCGGATTCCAGCGTCAGGGTACGGGCGACCGCCTCCTGCTGGTCTTCCGGGTAAAGGGAAATCAGTGTCGCCTTGCGTTCGGCAAGAATGGTTTCAAAGTCCAGCTCCTCGACCACATCCGGTGCAGGTAGCTGGTTCAGGTCGATAATCGGCATGGTTTCAACTCACAGGGATGGTTAACGAAAGTGGCTGGCCGGTGTCGTTGTGCTGGCCGGTTAACGTAACTGTCATTCGCCCGTCAAAACTGCGCTCAGTGGTGACGGATGACAGGGTGACGCGGGGTTCCCATTTCAGCACCGCCATGTAACAGGCGACCTTAATCTGCAACTCAAGCGCCGGGGTCTGCGGCTGGTCAATCATTGACGCCAGCAACGAGCCGTAATCACGACGCATCACCCGTGAGCCGACCGGTGTGCGCAGGATATCGCCGATACTCTGGCTGATATGCTCAAGGTCAGTGACAGTCAGGCCATCACTGCGATTCATTCCGAGATAACGCGCTGTCATAGAGGGCTCCCGGTTGTGCCGCCGCTGTCGCCGGGGTGTTTATGGGTATGCAGTACCTTACCGTTTGATGAGAGTTCACCGCCGGTGTGTTCAATGTTGCCGCGCATCGTCCCGCCCTTCTGCACTTCCAGCGTGCCGGTAATCAGCCTGTTGGTGCAGACCACCTCCGGTGTGTCCAGGGTGACGCGGGTTGATGCTTTCACCATGACCACCGGCACCGTGGCAGTAACAGAATCAGAGGCCGTCACGCTGGCCGTTTTAATTCCGCTTACCGTAAGTGCACTGGTTTCGGGTTCATACTCAATCACCGCCCCGTCAGGGAAACGGATATGCAGGGCATCCGCCGACGCAGACGGCGCGGGGTTATCGCCGGAATAAATCCCCGGCAGAACGAACGCCGTGTCGAGTTCACCGCCCACGGCCAGAATCAGCACCTGTTCCCCCACGGAAGGTGCCCACCATGTGCGCGAACGCCCGGCGCGATGGGTCAGCCACTGAAGCCAGTCGGTGCACATGCCGCCGGTCTGCACACGGCAGCGACCGGCGTTAAGGTCGGTTTCGACGACAATGCCGGTGCGTATCATGTTGCGCAGTGCGCGCGCGAGTTCCTGAATATTTGATAATGTGCTCATACGGCAATAATGAGAGATATATACTCGATAAACCATTACAACCCGTTGTATCATTTTTGGCACAATCAAGAAGGAACTGAAGTATGGATAAATATCAAATCTGGGAAAATCAAAAAGACACCATCGTCCACCAAGAGTATTTAAAAATCTCCGACACCAATTTACTTGGACATATGCATATTGCCAATTATGAGGTGATTCAAAGTGAATTAAGCAAATTCAACTCTCCTAAAATTGTATTCCACTACTCACTTAATAGAAATGAATTAAAAAAGAGCACATAAATATATCAAGACATTTTCTCAACTATATCTCCTCAGCATTATCATTTAGAGATTCAACGCGAAATCTACATAAAATCAATGTATTAAATATTGATGATATTACCAATAAATCCAGAGAAATCATCAATGAAGAATTTTTAAAAAACCCAATCATAAAATTAATGGAAGATTTAAGAAACATCCTAACCCATCAAAAAATGATCTCCCCATTAATATCATCATTTATGCACCTCCAGAAAAAAATAAACATACACGGATTTGCATTTAAGATTGAAACCATACTGGAGAATGACCGGCTCTCTGGTAAATCAAAAGAATACCTGAAGTCAATAGAACAAAAAAATTTATTCATCTTGCCGATAATAGAGGAATACCAATACACAATTCTTAAATACCAGCACTGGCTTTTAGCTTGTATCCACAATGCTCATCAAAACACATATCCAGAATATTGGGAAGCAAGAAAAAACATAATGGACGTCTGGGGTGGAGATATCCAACTAATACCTGAAGAGAGTACCCTCACTTATTTGACCAGATAACAATCTAATTAGCTCATAAACATAAGACACCTTGGCCACGATATTTTATCGTGGCCTTATATGATAAAGCGACTACCTTCGATGAGTCCTTATAACTCTCATCCACTGCACATTTTCAAGTTACAATTAAAGTTCATTTAGTTGAAATATAAAAAGGATGCCGCAAGAGGATAATGGCGATATTTCATCAATAAGGCGCAAGAAATGGCACAACTAACGGTCGAGGTGAGCCAGAATAATCTCTTCAATCATCTGCACATCCTCACCGGTAAAGCCGAGCAGAGGACGCGCCGGATAATCAATTTTCTTACCGTCTTTCCGGTTTTCTTCCGACAGACCGAACTGATGCACACTGGCGATTTTCGGCGACTTCCCGCCGTAAAATTCCATTGATGCCTGCTCCGGGCTGGCGCGGATATGCAAAAAACGACTGGTAATAAGTTTCGCAAACATTTTTCGCTTAACACGGCCAGTCTTTTTTCTGGCGCTCTGCTGCTGGCGTGGCGCGTAGGGTGTGCCGTCCGGGGCTTTCTGAGCCATCACCCGACGCTGCTGACTCTGCCGCAGGCGTTTCGCCAGTTCGGCACTCAGTCGCCGACGCCCTGACGGTGACAGCGATTCAATCAGTCCGGTCAGCCGGTCTTCAAAACGCTTAAACTCATTCATCCCACTTGCTCACCAGTTCGCCATTGATATAAAGCTCCATCGGGCGGGTGACCGGCTCCGGCGGCGGGGGTTCCGGGATATTCTTCACATGCAGCGCGCCGTCCACCTCACTGACCAGCGTGCGCTCGGTCAGCATCAGGCTGATGCTGATATCAAAGCTGCTGTCATTGTTGATGTCTGCATAAAACGTGAAACCTTTTTTCTGGCCTTCGTCGGTGGTCATGATGTCGGGCTGATTTTCCCGCAGCCACGCCAGCACCGGCACGATGAGCAGGTCAAAATCACCGGTAAAGTCGGTCACAATGACATTGAGCGTGTAACGCTTTTCGAATGACAGCGACGTCGCCAGTGTGGAGGCAATACTCCCGTTATCCACGAATATCCGCAGCATATCGGGGTTAGTTTTCAGCACCGTGACGGCATCAGTCAGCGCCCTGCGCAGGCTGTCGGGTTTGAGCATCGTTTTCGTCCTGACAGTGTTTAATCATTTTTACCTGGCTGGCACAGCGTGCCAGCGCGTTCTCAAGCAGCCGGATATCGGCACTTAAATCGCCGTTCTTCTGCGGGTCACTGCCCGGCATCGGGCAAAGACTCACTTTCGGGCAGGCGTTGTGGACAATCACTGGCGTCTGCGCAGGCCGGGCGCTGGTGCAACCGGCGCACAGCATCAGGCAGGTCAGCACCGTACCAGCGGCGAAAATCTTCGTTTTCATTGAGTAACCTCGTGATGGTTTTCTCGCGCTGTGCTTCACGCTTCGCGGCGTTCTCCAGTTCCTGACGCAGTGCCACCTGCGCCAGCTCGTTTTTGTCTGCCCTGGTGATGGCAACATGAAGCTGATTTTTCAGCATGGTGATGGTCGTCTGCTGTTCACTGGCGACGTTATTCGCCCTGTCCAGCGAGGCGCGCAGGCTGGCATTTTTGTGTTTCACCAGAAACAGACCGGCCACCGCCAGCGATAACAACACGACCAGCACAATCATCAGCTTTGACATAGTTCCCGCCCCTCAAGACGCTGACGACAGGCTTTACGTATCAGCCGGAAAAACAGCGACGCCACAAGATAAATCAGCGCGGTAAAAATCCACCCGGCAGCGACCAGCGAGATAAACGTCGCCACCATCACCACCAGAGCCGCCGCCCGTCTGCGCCACGGCACCGGCTGCAAAAACAGCGACGTGACAATCTTCACGGCCAGCGATTCCGGCGGCAGCTCCCGCCCGTAGCGTTCCAGCACATACTCCGTGGCATACACGCCGACACCACCGGCAACCACACAGATAACCGTCGCCAGAATCGCCCAGGTGGCGACAAAACTGACGGCCACGCTCTGCGGGTAAATCAGGGACAGTGCCAGCATCAGCGCCAGCGACACGTTCAGCATCAGTGAAAGGGATAATTTCTTCATGGTGTTTACTCCGTTTAAGCCGGTACGCCGCCGGCGGTACGCCAGACGGTGACCAGTTTTTCCAGTGAATGCTCACGCTGACCGTAACCGGCACCCGGCAGGGACGCCCAGATATTGCGACAGCGTGAAATGGCGCGCTCAATGCGTCCCGCCCGGATGTCATCCAGTGCACCGCGTTCGCGGATCAACTGAATGGCGAGCCTGTCCTGTGACAACGGACTGAAATCCGGCAGGGCAAGCTGTTTGCGGTAGTGCGGCCAGAACAGGTAAAGCTGCTGATAGCGACCGGAGGCCGTGGATTTTTCACCGCGACGGTTAAACACCTTCGCCGGTCGGCCATGCGCGAACGGGTGGTCACTGTAGTCGGTGAAAATTTCCGGCTTTCCGTCCAGTCCGGTGACTATCACGTCATAGCCCCGGTTTTTCGTCAGCGGATGATTCGCCGTCCCTTCGGACACGGCCAGCATGTCGAGAAAGGCGGCGATATTCTGATGCGTGTTAATTACCGGCATTACGGTTTCCCCCTGCCCTTAAAGCGGCGCTGAATGGCAATCTCAATCACCTGATAACCGGCGATACCCAGCATGGAGCCGATGCCGCACACCGCAGGCAGTGACAGGTCAGGAAACTGCACCAGAACAACACCGGCAACCATCGAGACAAAACCACCGAGCAACATGCGCCCGATAAACAGACGCGGGGTGATGGGTTCACCACCGGCAAGCACCTTGCCGACAACAATCAGCACCCCAATCATGAAAAGCGACAGGACGCTTTTTTCTTCTGCTGTCATGCGTTACTCCCACAGATTGACAGTTTCAGCCACGGGCGCGGTCTGAACGTCGGGCAGTTCGACGGCGGTGCCGTGTGGCAGCACCGCGCCCAGTTCAGCCAGTCCCGGATTTGCGGCGAGCACGGTCTCGACCACGCCCTCAGTGCGCCCGTAATACCGGACACAAATGGCGTCGAGCGTGTCGCCCTGTAGCGCAAAGGTCTTCATCAGATTTGACTCACGATGCAGCGCGGCTTGTCCTGGATACGCGCCACCGCCCAGCGCATATCCCGCCACAGTTCATCAATGGTGCTGTCAATGCTGTCGGCCTTCTTGTCGCCTTTCGCACTGGCATCCACGCCGCGATAACGCTCATAAAGCGACGCGGTCGCCATCGCACACACGGCGCGCTCGTAGTAAAAAACTTTGATGCTTTCACCGTCGATGTCGTCCGCCGGAACGTCCGCCAGACGCGTAAAACCGGCGGCAATTTTCTGTTCGCGGTACTCGTACAGCTCCGCATTCGTCTCCGCCATGCCTGACTTGATGGCCTCACGCAGACGGGCGGGGGCGACGGTCTGCTCAAGGCGCATACGTTCCCGGACGCGCTTCGGGTCGATATCGGGAAAAAAGAACGTGTTTTTAATCACCGGCTCGTCGCCTGCCGGTTGCGGGATGACCACCGTACCCTCACCGGACACGGGAGCCTCCTTTCGCGGAATAATCAGCGTCATCATGACTACCTCTGAAAAGTCGGGCGGTGGACGCCGGTGCAGTGTCAGGTGATTCACCCTCACTGACCGGCGTGCCGCCCTGGCGCGGGGCGCATTCGGTTGTTAACTGGCTTTCTTTTTCGGGCGTCCACGTTTTGCCGGTGTCACGCTCCGGGTCTTACGCGGGGCGCGGGTGGCCGCTTTGGGCTGCGGCTCCGGCTTCGGTTTCAGCTCCCGCTCCAGTCGTTCAATCTCTTTTTTGACGCCTGCCTGACAGTCGAGCTGTGTCGCACGTTGCAGGTGAGCCAGCGCACCGGCGGCATCACCAGCGTCACGCAGAAACAGACCGGTGATTTTGTGCAGCTTTGCGCGCACTTCATCAGGCATGTCTGCCGTGGCGGTCAGTGCAAGGGTCTCCGTCAGCAGGCGGGTATCCACAGACTCACCGGCAGCGTGGGCGCGCATGGCCGCGAGCGCCACCTCCTCGGTGAACATGTACGGCGGGGTGCGGCGGTGTTTACCCGGCATGGTCAGACCGTACTTCAGGGCATAACGGGCAATCTCCAGCGCACCGGCAATATCGCCGGTATCCAGACGCCACAGCATGACCGTCATCAGAATGTCATCCTGTGCACCTTTGCCCTGCTCCAGCACGCCGTTCACCCACGGCAACCAGAACGGCAGCAGTTCGCGTTTTTTCGCGGCCTTCAGCTCTTTTGAATAAATCGCTTTCAGTGTGCGCTGGTCTGCGGCCAGCTTGACCAGCATCTGCTCATAGACAGTTGCATGTCGCAGCGGGGCGGCGTCCCGCTGCGCGGTCATCGCTGCCGAGACCCGCATCATGTGGCGCTGTGCGGGACTCGTCATCGGTTACGCTCCCGGCTCTGCGGTCGCTTTAGCCAGTGTGGAGAAATCACCGACCTTAATTTTTTCCACCAGACAACCGGCGGCGTAGTCTTCCACCACGTAATCAATGTTCATTGACTCGTAGTTCTCCACGCGGTCGAGTTTCGGGTTTTCCTCAATCACGCGGCGATGGCTGTCATCCATGTAGTAGATGGACAGGTTTTCCAGCTTTGTGATGAGCATCGCATCCGCCGGGAAGTACGGGACGCGTACCGCCGGCAGGTTACCGATGCGTTTCTGGCTGATGATGACGTCAGCGGCCAGCATTTCGCTGTTGTCCTGCTCCTTGTTGACGATGGGAAAATACTTGTCCGCCAGTAGCTGACGTCCCACAATCACCACAAGGTCAGGGTCTTCCTGATACCACGGCTCAATCAGGTTGTTGGTCGCATCCATCACCAGTGCGTCAAGGCTGGCATAATCACCGCCCTTACCCACGCGGATAACCTCAGAGGTGGTGTGCCCTTCCTCGTCAGTGACCTTGCTCATCACGCGCGCCGGGGCTTCATTGCGGTATTTCTGCAGCCAGCCGACCGCCACATCCTGCAGCATCGGATTGCTGCTGCGGTCAGAGGTTTCGGCACGCCTCACGCCGTTAAAACCGGCCATGATTAAATCAAGGGACTGGCGTTTGATAATGGCGTTACGGACACGGAGCTGGAAATCCTGATAACGCGCCCACAGGTCCAGCGTTTTGTAGCGGATATAAAAATCGAAGTTAATCTGGTCGCATTCGTACTTGTTTGACGCCAGCTTCGAGAAGTCCTTCGGCTGACGCTCGGTGCCACCGGCGGTGTCTGTGGTGCTGGCGATGGAGCCGGTGACACCAATACCAATTTTTTCCCCTTTCATTTCGCTGACCGGCACAATGTTGATGCGGGTCAGAAAGTCAGAGGACTCCTGCATGGTGTTCATCAGGGTCTGGGTGACCGACGGTTCAACGGTGAATTTTTTCGACACATCACCGGCGTCGATGCCGTTCAGTTCGGCAACACGGGACAGGTAGGCATTAAATTTAAAGCGGGTTTCCTGGCGCATAGTTTTTCCTGAAATTAAGGGTTAATCGTGAAGGTTTTCCCGGACTGGCTGACGCCGGTCAGCAGTTCGTCATCAGGGCGTCACCGCCACCACCGGTGGCCTTGCTGCGGCGCTGCTGGGTCAGACTTTCGGTGTGGTCGAGACTGTTTTTCAGGCGGGTGAATGCCTGGCTGGTTTCATCCGCCCTGTCAGTCACCTCCTGCTTAAGAGCGGAAAAGGCAGCTTCCATCTCAGCGAGGCGCTGCTCAGTGGCGCTCAGTTTTTCCTGCACATGTTCAGCAACAGCGGTCACCGCTTCATGCATGTCATTCAGACGGGCGTCATCGCTGGCCTGTTTGCGGCCAAAAATGGATTTCACCTTTTCGGTCAGGGCGGTGAACACGGTTTCAGGCAGGTCTTCAAATTCCAGCTCAACGGGCGTTGCCACTGAAATCAGGTTTTCAGGGCTTAATTTGAAGCGGTTCAGAGGGTTGTGTTTTGCCGTGCGGCAGAATTCCAGGTATTCCGTGCCGAGGCTTGCCGGGTCATCGGTGACGGCCAGCCCCACCAGATAACATTTGCCGGTATTGGCAAAGTTCGGCTGAATTTCCATTGAGGTATAGACCTTCTGCGCGGCCTTGTTCATCGCGATAAGGTCATCGGTCGGGGTGATTTTCGCAAACAGCGCCCATTTGCCTTTCAGCGCCGAATCATCGTCAATCTTTTCGGCCTTCAGTTCGGCCACATCGCCATAACGCTTAAAAATACCGTCAGGCAAGATGCCACGCAGATGTTCCAGGTTAATGCGGCAACCATAGACTCGCGGGTCAAAGGTTTCGGCCATTTCCTGAATATCCTGCGCACTGATGACACGCCCGTCACAGGTGTCACCCTCAACGCCGATACGAAAGAATTTTGAGACTTTTTTTGCCATTGTCAGGAGTCCTGAATAGTGATTAGAGGAGTCACATGTCGGCATCAGTTTCCCGACGATGCGCATCCTCCGCCATCAGTCCCGGATGGCTTATCACTGACACAACAGCACCTTAGCGAATCGCAGGGCGCGACTCAGTAGCCTTGCCGTGTATTCATCACGGCGAGGTATTCATGACCATCACCACAGACACCACTCTTTTACACGATCCGCGTCGTCAGGCGGCGCTGCTGTACTGGCAGGGGTTTTCCGTGCCGCAGATTGCCGCCATGTTGCAGATGAAACGCCCGACGGTGCAGAGCTGGAAACAGCGCGACGGCTGGGACAGCGTTGCCCCCATCAGCCGTGTCGAAATGAGTCTGGAAGCGCGGCTGACCCAGCTCATCATCAAACCGCAGAAAACCGGCGGTGACTTCAAGGAAATTGACCTGCTCGGACGCCAGATTGAACGGCTGGCACGGGTCAACCGTTACAGCCAGACCGGCAACGAGGCAGACCTTAATCCGAACGTCGCTAACCGCAACAAAGGCGGGCGTCGCAAACCGAAAAAGAATTTTTTCAGTGACGAGGCCATCGAAAAGCTGGAGCAGATTTTCTTTGAGCAGTCTTTCGAATATCAGTTGCACTGGTATCGCGCCGGGCTTGAGCACCGCATCCGCGATATCCTGAAATCCCGCCAGATTGGCGCAACGTATTATTTTTCCCGCGAGGCGCTGCTGCGCGCCCTGAAAACCGGTCATAACCAGATTTTTCTGTCAGCCAGTAAAACGCAGGCGTATGTGTTCCGCGAATACATCATCGCCTTTGCCCGTCTGGTTGACGTTGACCTGACCGGTGACCCGATTGTCCTGGGCAATAACGGCGCAAAACTGATTTTTCTCGGCACCAACTCCAACACCGCACAGAGCCATAACGGCGACCTGTACGTCGACGAGATTTTCTGGATCCCGAATTTTCAGGTACTGCGTAAGGTGGCATCAGGTATGGCCTCACAGAGTCACCTGCGCTCGACCTATTTCTCCACCCCGTCCACGCTGGCGCACGACGCCTACCCGTTCTGGTCGGGTGAACTGTTCAACCGGGGACGCGCCAGCGCCGCCGAACGTGTGGAAATCGACGTCAGTCATAACGCCCTTGCCGGTGGGCTTCTCTGTGCGGACGGCCAGTGGCGGCAGATTGTCACCATTGAGGACGCCCTGAAAGGTGGCTGCACGCTGTTCGACATTGAGCAGCTTAAACGCGAAAACAGCGCCGACGATTTTAAAAACCTGTTCATGTGTGAATTTGTTGACGACAAGGCGTCGGTGTTCCCGTTCGAGGAGCTGCAACGCTGCATGGTCGACACGCTGGAAGAATGGGAAGACTATGCGCCGTTTGCCGCGAATCCGTTCGGCTCCCGCCCGGTCTGGATTGGTTACGACCCGTCACACCGTGGCGACAGCGCCGGATGCGTGGTACTGGCACCGCCGGTAGTGGCCGGAGGCAAATTCAGAATACTTGAGCGTCACCAGTGGAAAGGCATGGACTTTGCCACCCAGGCGGAATCCATCCGCAAACTCACCGAAAAATATAACGTCGAATACATCGGTATTGATGCCACCGGCCTCGGTGTCGGCGTGTTCCAGCTCGTGCGCTCGTTCTATCCCGCCGCGCGCGATATCCGCTACACACCGGAAATGAAAACCGCAATGGTGCTCAAGGCAAAAGACGTTATCCGTCGTGGCTGTCTGGAATATGACGTCAGCGCCACCGACATCACCAGCTCGTTTATGGCTATCCGCAAGACCATGACCAGCAGCGGACGCAGCGCCACCTATGAGGCCAGCCGCAGCGAGGAAGCCAGCCACGCCGACCTCGCCTGGGCGACCATGCACGCCCTGTTAAATGAGCCACTCACCGCCGGTATCAGCACCCCGCTGACATCCACCATTCTGGAGTTTTACTGATGAGCAAGAAAAAAGGGAAAACACCGCAACCTGCGGCAAAAAAAATGACCGCCAGCGCCCCGAAAATGGAGGCATTCACCTTTGGTGAGCCGGTGCCGGTACTCGACCGCCGTGACATTCTGGATTACGTCGAGTGCATCAGTAACGGCAGATGGTATGAGCCACCGGTCAGCTTTACCGGTCTGGCAAAAAGCCTGCGTGCTGCCGTGCATCACAGCTCACCGATTTACGTCAAACGTAATATTCTGGCTTCAACGTTTATCCCGCACCCGTGGCTTTCCCAGCAGGATTTCAGCCGCTTTGTGCTGGATTTTCTGGTGTTCGGTAATGCGTTTCTGGAAAAGCGATACAGCACCACCGGTAAGGTCATCAGACTGGAAACCTCACCGGCAAAATTTACCCGCCGTGGTGTGGAAGAGGATGTTTACTGGTGGGTGCCGTCCTTCAACGAGCCGACACCTTTCACGCCCGGCTCCGTGTTTCACCTGCTGGAGCCGGATATTAATCAGGAGCTGTACGGCCTGCCGGAATATCTCAGCGCCCTTAACTCTGCCTGGCTGAATGAGTCGGCCACGCTGTTCCGCCGCAAGTATTACGAAAATGGCGCTCATGCCGGATATATCATGTACGTCACCGATGCCGTGCAGGACCGCAACGATATCGAAATGCTTCGCGAAAACATGGTCAAGTCGAAAGGCCGCAACAACTTTAAAAATCTGTTTCTCTATGCCCCACAGGGAAAAGCCGACGGCATTAAAATTATCCCGCTCAGTGAAGTGGCGACGAAGGACGATTTTTTTAATATCAAAAAAGCCAGCGCGGAAGATCTAATGAGTGCCCATCGAGTCCCCCCGCAAATGATGGGGATGATGCCTAATAATGCGGGAGGATTTGGCGATGTAGTTAAAGCGGCTAAAGTTTTTGTCAGGAATGAGTTAGGGCATCTACAATCGCGAATGAAGGAATTGAACTCATGGATAGGTGAAACAGTTATAACATTTAACAATTACTCGTTATAAACCCTGCAGGCTTTGGCTCACCAAAGCCTGTAAGATCAAGCAGATAGGCAAAACGTTTCTGTTTGCCCCAAGTGTTCAAACACAGTAATCGATGTTACTTTTCCGGCACTTATTTTGTTAAGGAACTTCAATATTTGTTGAGGCTCCTCCATGACTGCTGTTTTCTTGATTATAAATCCCTCAAGATTTTTCAAGCTGTATCGCTGACTTGAGTTCTCAAGAGCAGCAATCATTGCCGAACTGCGCATATCTCTATGTCCACTAGCTCTACAAACGACAGCATAATTTAAATTAAGCTCTACAAAATTTTGCCTTGTCAACTCTGGAAGGTGTTTACATACAAAATGAAATAAAGTCGTAACACCTTCATGTATTTTCAACCTTATATCATCCTTTTGTGAACGTCCTTCTTTAAATTCAATGAAGTACAATTTATCTTCATATAAAAATAAAGCATCCGGTGATTTTTCTTTAAACTCACGCTTATAAACAGGCGAGCAATTTAACACCGTATCATAGTTAAAGCCCTTCGAATCACAAATAATAAAATTCCGAGCCCCTGCATCATTGTAGCTTAATCCGGTTACATCAACCATTGAATCAGGGTATACTTCACACAGTTTTCTAAAAACAAGTTCCTCATTAGAAATCATCCAAATACTCCTGATTCAATTCTTTTAATGGTGATGCCAAAAGATTAATTGCATATGCAACATTATCAGTAATATCAACAAAAGATGTAAACTCTTCCCCAGGGAATCGCTCGCTTATATAGAACCGATTTTCAATCCCAATTTTATCGCTATAATGTTTAAGAGCATCAATAATATACGGGCTATGTGTTGTAATTATTATATCAACCCCCATAGACACTAACTCACAAATAATCTCAGCATAGAAAACCTGCCATTTTGGATGTAAGTTCACCTCTGGCTCATCAATAATCAGTAACGAGTTATCTACTGCTGCCCCGCACTTAACAAGCATATCAAGAATACCTAAAGACTTTATTCCTGACGCAATATTACCCGATGTGACTTTATAGCCTTGCTTCTCTAGAAAAAAATCATTCTTTTCAATATCATAAACCACTTCACCACAGAAAGTAGCATTGATTTTGTTAGATATACGCAGTGACTCTTTTAAAAATGAGCCATCATCAAAAATATCCGAATGCACAAATAAATTATAAACTGAATCGCTTAATTTTATTGATAGATCTTTCACATGCAATGGAACAGTTAGACGTCCTGATTCACCATTACTATCAAATAAAGTTTTAGCAAAACGAACCAAATTATGAAATTGCATAATACTTGGAGAGTCAACATAGGTTGCGTCGACATATCCTAAACCATCAGTATAATCAAATTGTGATATACCATCTTTAGTCCATTTAATATCAATTAACTGACTAACACCATCAACAACTTCCAGAGATGCTTTAACTGGATTTTGATTACCCTTCTGAATAATTTCGCCTCTAAATTCAGAGTAAAAGGCCTTACGCAGAGCACGGTTGATAGCAGATAGCTCATCATCTGGCTCAAGCATTATATCTCTGATTTTTCTTATATCAGAGAGTACAGAATCAGCCATCAATTCTGGAAGAAGCCCTTCCTCAATCAAATTATATAGATAACTCTCTCTCTCAGCCAAAGTTTTAGAGATATCTATTTTTAGAGAGGCATAAAACTTTCTTGGATTGAATAACTCTCTAATTTCCGGCGTAGCAGCAATATTAATCCTCCTACGCAGATTAAAATATATTTTCTCTACGATAGATGTAATTCTATCCTCTTTGTCTTCTTCTAAATCCTCTTGATAACGAGATATCGCCTTTACCATTGAAAACAATATTTTCCCTACGGTACTCTTCCCCGTATCATTTTCACCAGTTATGACAGTTAAACCACCAACTGAAACATCAGCTTCTGCAATAGTTCCAAAATTATTAATTTTTATACGCATAAACTATCTCACTGTACGCCAGATATCCAACCTTATGAATACTTTAGCATATTTCCAAAAAGATGACACTGGTGGTTGCAGGCCTCGCGCGCAGTGCTTTCCCCGCCTCGCCCGCCCGCTTCACGGGGCGGTTTTAATGCAGTTGCATAGATACTATGGATCCGCACCAGTCCTGACCGCACGCAGCCTGAACGGACATCCCCAGCGCATGCAAAAACATTCACTTGTTGCATGCATAGCTTTTTAAGTACGCCATACCGCAACTGTACATTTTTAAGCAATTGGCAACTTTAAAAAATTTACATTGCTTTCAAGACCTTATCATCCGTAGTCTCTGTTTTTTACTTTGAGCTACATCAATAAAATCTCAAACATGTTTAATGCAAAGCCCTTGTTACACAACATAGAATGTATGTCTAGAAACAACGACATACTATATGTTGTGTTTTTCCGGCTCTCTGTTCGGTGATATGCCAAATCACTTTGCGTTTAAACAGAGCATTATTTCAGGGCAAGACTTCGCTCAAAAGTCATTCCACCTAAGAAGCGCATATACCGGTGGAAGTTGCCCTCTACTTACAGGAGGCAATATGAAGAAATGCTATTACTGCATTCTCGTTCTGGCCCTCTTTGGCTATCCAAACGGTAGTCCGAGTGGTTTGTCAGTAAACGTCAGTAATATCAATGTCAGCATTATGCTTTAATATGCTTCAAACAAAAAAACCACCTGCCAGGGTGGTTTTTTTGCGCCCATCATCAATACGATGAAAGACTGACAAGACTTCGCTCAAGACGAATTATGCGTCGACATAAGGTTACCCGCAATGATTTTATTAGACTAAATGGATGGCCTTTTATGACCCGGATCAAACGGCTGTCCTTACCGACATGCTAGTCACTCAATAGCATTTAGCCTTCTAATTCAGCATGCTATTGACCTTCTGCTGCCCCATAACTGCTCCGCATAAGCCATTCAATGCCATATCAAATCACGTTGTGTTTTTACTCAAATGGGTAACGAGAACCCCGGCCACTCATCAGCAACCGGATACGTGAATTTTTTCCCGTCATAATTTACGGTCGCGCCACGCGCCAGCGCCTCAAGCTCCCATCGTTGCGGCCTGATACCGTTCTGAGCGAGGTCAACGCGGATACGGGTAATTTGCAATCGTTCAGACCTGGTCAGTCTGGCAGATGGTGCAATTTCATGCGGTTTTAACGGGATTCCGTTTCTTTGCTGACGATTTGGTGTTCTCAGTCCGTGTTTTAATGCGCCCCTGAGCACCATCACTACCTCCGGGTCACTCCATTCGATAACACCGTCATCTACCAGATTAAGCACTGCTGCGGCGTGCTCAGAAGGTGTGGGAGCCGGTAACGAAGTATCACCACCGGTGAGCTTTCCACAGTTATTGACAGGACTCCGAGGCGCGGCGATGCCGCTTTTTAAAGTTAAAGGCTCCACGACCGGAACTTTCGGAACAATGCGCCAGTCCGTCGTTCTGGTGATATGAATATGACGCGCGCCGAGATGCGGCGCGTAAATGCCGACCACTCTCTCGACTTCTTCCTCGTACTCGTTAACTTCATCCGACGGGCTACGGGCGACTCTGACAGTCTGGCAATCGCGCGGAACATTTGCCCCACCCTGCGCACTGATATACAACGCAAAATCGCCACTGTCTGCGGCAGCGCGTGCAGCCTCGACGCGTTCGTCAAACTCATCAGCAATGCTGACGCCGCGAGGCAATTTGCGTAGTTCACGGTAAGCCCCCATTGTCGGCAGACCAACCGTTTTAAATTGCGGGATGCGCCACGTTGACGCCCATGCAGTAACAGCCGCGGCAGTATCTTTCAGAGGTCTGCCGGTATCGTTATCGAGCTGACCATCCAGTGCATAGCCGTCGATATTTTTTGAAATGTATTTCGCGATATACCCCGCAGCACCGCCCCGGTTAAGGTGTTTCGCCTGAAAACGGTTTCGCTCGGCTCCTCTTTCGTCGCCATCCTCTTTGAGCGCGTAGCGACGCATGGTTTCGATAATCTGGTTACGCTGACGTGGATTACAAAAAAGCATCATATGCCAGTGCGGCGTTCCGTCGTGGTGTGGCTCGACGACACGCAAACCGTAGACCTGTAAATCATTATCCTTGAATGCCGTGCGCATCAGGCTCCAGATGCGGCAGAGATAACGCTGCGCATCCTTTGGATTAAATGCCTCATCGTTCCAGCCGTGATTTAGCTGGACGGTTTTACTTTCACCTTTTCCGACCTGACGTGTCGGGTGATACTTTGACGGCGCGGTCAGCGTGATAAACATCCCCACATCACCCTCTGCGGCGGCGTAACGCTCAATACCGGCAATGGTGTTCATCAGCTCCATCCGGCGAATTTCAGGATTAGAAATACTTCCCATCACCTTACTGATAAGGTCGATGCGCTCGCCGGTTTCCCTGTTTTCAAGGTCACACGATTTAAGAAATTCCAGATTTGCCTGGCGGCGCGCACGCACATCACGAATGGCATGTTTACTGGCATAAGGAGAACGGTCTTTATTCACCTCCCCGACAGCAATCAGTAACGCCTCATGCCAGCGCATACGCTGACCTTTAAGCTGATGAGTCCACCACTCATCGTTAAACAGACGGGCAATGGCAGAATATGCCTGCCTCGTGGTCATCTGTCCTTTACGGTATTTTTTCCAGTAGAGAGGGGAAATATTGAAAGCTCGTGCAGCGCCAGCAACATGACCATACAGATGCGCCTGAGCCTCATCCGTAAACAGCGATTCTTTCTCGCCATGTGCATCAACCCATGCATCGCAGAGTTCCTCATACATCATGAAAAGCTGCGATGAGATACGGGCGGCAAACTTTTTCAGTTCCTTGTCATTCATCCCCGGCAGACGCGCATAATGGTCACGCTCTGCCAGAAACAGCAACGACGCGTCGGTGTTCATTTCATGGCGCTGATTCACGCGCTCAATGCGCGGCCATAAACGACGCTGAAAAGTGGATGTGAGGAAATAAAACCCGTGCACCGGGCTTTTATTGCGCCGGATGTAGTCATAGCGTGAAGTAAACAGCGAGCGCAAAAAGTAAGGCAGGCGGTTAATCGTGGATAAAACACCTTGCACCTGACGCATCTCGTCACGTGTAAGGGGTCTTTCGCGCCCGACAGCCTCGCGTGGCGCGTTCCATGCATAAGCACCGGTAAACGCCTTACCGGTGCCTGCGGCAAATGCTGATGGAGGGACAAAACGCCCGGAGGCTTTAACGGCCATATGAGCCAAAAGCCTCTGAACAACGCTTGCTGAGTTGCTCAACCTGCGCGTTTAAATCAGCAAAAGACTTTGCGCTTCCGGTCAGAATATCGTGATGCATCATGCCGGAAACGAGCTGGCTTAATTTCGGGTAATAACCAACCACCGACAGCCATTCCTGACCGGCGTTTTTACCGCTTTCCGCTCTCTTTTTCTCGTGGAGAATAAACTGAAAGCTGTCACTGGTAACGACATAACGTTCGCCAATTTCAATACGAATACTCATGCCGTTCTCCGGTAATGTTTGTTTTTTGCTTCAAAGACTGACTGACAGGAAACACAACGCGTGGCTGACGGATAAGCCGCACGACGGGCAGCAGGTATTGGCACGTCACACTCTTCGCAAACCAGCGCAGAAACACCGCAATGTTTTACCCTTGCCGCGTTAATCTGGCGCTCCAGTAATTCAGCCTGTTGTTCCTGAATGAAATCTACGTTGTCCGGCATTACCAGTTCCTTTTGTCGTTCAGTTTCTTAAATTCATCAGCGCAATAGCTGACGATTTCTGTCGTTAATTTTGTCAGTTCATCCACGGAGGAAATTTGCTTGTGGAATACAGCGCGTTTAACAAGTAAATTGACCACATCAGACAGGAGGTTTAATTCATTCTGATAAATCGCGATAACAGATTCAGTTATGTCGCGTTTTTCTTTATCAAGACAAAGTTGAATAAGAGATAAATCACCATTTTCCATAACGGCGATTTTTAAGGCGTTATTCAGTAATACAACTGAATGAGAACAGGACATCAAAGCACCTCCCCGCGAGACAATCCGATATTGTGAAATTTTTCCGACTCCTGACTGAGCAGCTCGACTATCTCCACGCGGGATAACTCCGCCTTTGTGATATGGCGAATCATGGCGTCAAGATGAGAAGAAAAGCGCGTCGCAGCGTCGGCCTGTGCTTCGGTTCTGGCCTGTTGCAGCAGTAATGCGTATTTACCGCACTGATTTTCAGAAACTGTATGCATGACTTTCTCCAGGCAAAAAGAAGCCCCGCACGATTAAGTGCGTTAAAAACTCTGGTTAATTATTTAATGCAGATATTGCTCTGGTTTTACCGACGTCAGAATTGTCGGTGCATACTCAAACAGACTGAATAATTCACGTAATGCACGGAATAAAGCATCACGCCAGTAACATGATTCTTCATTAATTCGCCAGTACGGCTGGTTGAATTCTTTTTCTGTCAGTCGTGCGTGCATAAATAAAGTACGTCGCTGGCTGACTGTTAAAAAACTAATATATGCATACTCACTTGCACCGACCTGACGGCGTTTTGAGAATGCCCCACGCAATTCATCAATTGCACAAACCAGCCGTTCACGTTCGACGTCGTTCATTTCTTCAAAACGCATCGTTGCGTGACGCTGTTTTAACTGTGCATGAAAGCAAACCGTTAGCCGTTCGCGCTCCATCATCTGATTATAATAATCACATGTATCCTGCCAGCGAGGGACGGCAAGATGCTTGCCAATTATCCGGCGCATAGCTGCTGGCTGTTTTTCAACGAGATTGAGCGTCATCACTGTCATTTCCATACCCTCCGGCTTTTCAGAAAGGTCAGAGCCTTTTTTAACGGACTCTGTTTTTTGGTGCGGATAATGATTCCCTTACGCCCCTTACCGTGGGTGATGGTGAAGTCAATCGCCCTGGGGCTTTCGTTACGCAGTAACTGAGCAATACAACGAGGCTCATTCATACGGTTCTCCTTAACGTGGTTCACCGAGACCTAACCACATCAACCAGCCGTCACGAATCTCTTTAGGGCGGCTTTCATAAGCCAGTTTTAGTCCGTTATTCCATGCCGGAAGGTATACCCAATATTCACCTGCACGACCTGAAGCTGATTGTGGATCGGTCATATCAATTACAGGCAGCTTTCCTTTATCGATCATCCGACGAACCGCTCCTGTCGATTTTCCTATTAGTTTTGCGAACTCCTGATAAGGAATCGCATCAGTCATGAGTGTTACTTGCTTGCTCATGTCGTCCTCTAGCCCTCATGAATTGCGTTTAATGTCTTATAATGCCTTTTAGTGCCCACATCCAAGCACTAAACAATCTACATCTAAACTAAATACTATTGAGATCTAAACATCATGTCAAACACGATAAGCGAGAAGATAGTCTTAATGCGAAAATCAGAGTATTTGAGCAGACAACAACTTGCTGATTTAACAGGGGTTCCGTATGGCACGCTGAGTTACTATGAAAGTGGTCGTTCAACACCTCCAACAGATGTCATGATGAACATCCTGCAGACCCCACAATTCACCAAATACACTTTATGGTTCATGACCAATCAGATCGCTCCTGAGTCCGGGCAAATTGCGCCCGCTCTCGCACACTTTGGGCAAAACGAAACAACGTCGCCCCACTCCGGTCAAAAGACTGGTTAACAATTCATCGTGAATATATTCATCACAAGTGCCTACTATTGGTGGCTAAATTTCAGCCACCACGAAAAAAGCGATTAGTAGTCGCAAAAAAACACACCACTCGGAGGGTTTTCTGATGGCAATCAAAAAACTCGATGATGGTCGATATGAAGTGGACATCCGCCCTACTGGACGTAATGGAAAACGCATCCGTAGGAAGTTTGATAAGAAAAGCGAAGCTGTCGCTTTCGAGAAATACACGTTGTACAACCACCACAATAAAGAATGGCTATCAAAACCAACAGACAAGCGACGTCTGTCGGAGCTGACACAGATCTGGTGGGATTTAAAGGGTAAACACGAAGAGCATGGGAAATCTAATCTTGGGAAAATTGAAATCTTCACAAAAATAACGAATGACCCATGCGCATTTCAAATTACGAAATCGCTTATCAGCCAGTACTGCGCCACCCGAAGAAGTCAGGGTATTAAACCTTCGAGTATCAATCGTGATTTAACATGTATTAGCGGCATGTTTACAGCCCTGATTGAAGCGGAGTTATTCTTTGGTGAGCACCCTATCAGAGGGACAAAAAGGCTTAAGGAGGAAAAACCAGACACAGGCTATCTCACGCAGGAAGAAATTGCCTTACTGCTTGCTGCTCTTGACGGCGACAACAAAAAGATTGCGATTCTTTGCCTGAGTACTGGAGCACGTTGGGGAGAAGCAGCTCGTTTGAAAGCAGAAAATATCATCCATAACCGCGTCACGTTTGTTAAAACGAAAACAAACAAACCACGCACCGTCCCGATCTCAGAGGCTGTTGCCAAAATGATCGCGGATAACAAACGAGGTTTTTTATTCCCTGATGCTGATTACCCTCGCTTCAGACGAACAATGAAAGCAATAAAACCGGATTTGCCAATGGGGCAAGCTACACATGCACTAAGGCACAGCTTTGCCACTCATTTCATGATTAATGGAGGAAGTATTATCACGCTACAACGGATACTAGGTCACACGCGGATTGAGCAAACTATGGTTTACGCTCATTTTGCGCCAGAGTACCTTCAGGACGCCATTTCTCTTAATCCGCTAAGAGGTGGTACTGAGGTCGAGAGTGTCCACACAGTGTCCACAGTAGAGTAACGTTTAAGGGCTTTCAGTGGTAATTTATGCCGCTCAAACCCGCATTGTACCGTTGAAAGCCCCTACTGGTGACACCCTAAATCTCCCTTACACGGGCTTATTTTTTATGCATAAGCCCTATCCCTGGTCACCGTCTTCCATTGACCACATCGATAGAATCTCCCTTCATAGCACGATGCCTTTCACGTAACGGCATCGTGCTCGCACAGGTTCCGGCTAAGCACAACCAGAACGCGCATGTTTGACGCTTACCAAAAAATATTCTCACTCTCCACATTTGAATGTCAGACGAGCGACGCCATGTAATCCTGCACCTTCTGTCTTCAGGTCAACTATCTGCATTTTTTTGCCCTGAGTAACACAGAAATGGGCTGCATCATTTTTTACTATATTTTCTGCACCAGATATTCTGCCCCTGGCTAAAGAAGCTTCGGCTTCGGTGTAGTATTGGTTATCGAGTTTACGCTGAATATTACTTTTATATGCAAGACCAAATTTACCGATACTTGTCTCATCATTATGCACAGCACAACCAGACACAATAAAAATACTAATTAATGATATAGCAGCTATCTTTTTCAT